ATGGGACAAGCGTTGATGACTGCATGGGCGTGGCTATTGAGAAATACGTCTCAATCCACAAGATTGTAGAGGGAATCGAAAAAGGCATTTACCGCAAGGTAGACATCACGCCCACCTATGAAGATACTGACTTAGAGCCGACCCAAGAGGTAAGCCAGTACCAAGATGAAAAGGTACTGTTGTTAACATACTACGGATTAGTACCCCGTGAGTATTTAAACAATCTTGAGGAAAACAAAGACATTGTTGAGTTGTTTCCTGAGAATTCAGCGGCAGAAGACTATACCGATATGGTTGAAGCCATTGTTGTGATTGCCAATGATGGTATGTTGCTCAAGGCTGAAGAAAATCCTTACATGATGAAAGACAGACCTGTGTTGTCGTACCAAGACGATACAGTTCCAAACCGCCTGTTGGGGCGAGGTACAGTGGAAAAAGCATTCAATATGCAGAAAGCTATTGATGCTCAGACTCGTGCTCACTTGGATTCACTTGCTTTGACCACTGCTCCTATGGTTGCTATGGATGCCACACGCTTGCCCCGTGGTATGAAGTTTGAAGTCAAGGCTGGTAAGGCTATTCTTACCAATGGCAACCCAAATGAAATCCTATATCCATTTAAGTTTGGAGCAACTGACCCCAATAACCTAGCAACTTCCAAAGAGTTTGAGCGTATGTTGCTACAAGCTACTGGTACGCTGGACTCTAACGGCATGGTTTCCCAATCTAGCCGTGATGGTGGTGGTATGTCGATGGCTGTTGCCTCCATCATCAAGAAATACAAGCGTACATTGGTGAATTTCCAAGAAGATTTCCTTGTTCCATTCATCAAAAAGGCGGCTTTCAGGTTCATGCAGTTTGACCCAGAGCGTTATCCCTCTGTGGACATGAATTTCATACCTACAGCTACCTTGGGCATCATTGCTAGGGAGTACGAGCAACAGCAATTCATTGGTTTGTTGCAGACTTTGGGTGCTAACACCCCTGTTTTGCCTATTTTGCTCAAGGGAATCGTAGGAAACAGCAGTTTGTCTAACAGAATGGAGTTAATTGCCAAGCTAGACGAGATGATGCAACCTAATCCTGAACAACAGCAGATGGAGCAGATGCAACAACAGTTGGCAATGCAAGCGGCACAGGCTCAGATTGCTGTTAACACGACTCAAGCAGAGCAAAATCGTGCTGAAGCTACGAAATTGTCTGTCGAGGCTCAGTTAATGCCACAAGAAATGCAAGCCAAGAACATGGCGGCAATGACCAAGAATCTGCCTAATCAGGATGACCAAGCCTCTAAGGAATTTGACAAGCGAGTCAAGATTGCTGAGTTGATGCTGAAGGAAGCTGACATTAAGAACAAGTCTAAGATTGTTGAGTTGCAGATGGCTGAGAAAAATAACAAGATTTCAGGCATGGAAGAAGACTTCTTGAACCAACTTAGCCAACAGTTAAGTTCAGCCCAAACTGGTACTGAATAATGGATGTAGAAAACCTAGCCAAAGAGTTAATTCTCAAGAATATGACTCCTGAACAGCAGATGGCTGTTTTGGATTCTGTTCGTCAGTCGGTTCTTCAAGCCAAAGAAGTGCAAAAGAAGAAGATTGGTGAGAATGTTGACTTGGTTGTCCAAGCACTCAAGAAGATTGAGTCTGACATTCGTAGTCGCTTTGATGATGTAGGTAACTCCATTGAAAAGCGTGTTGCATCTATCCAAGATGGTCGAGATGGCGCTGATGGCAAGGATGGTCGAGATGGAAAAGATGGAAAAAACGGCAGGGATGGAGCAAAAGGTGATCGGGGTGAACGTGGTCAAGATGGGGTTGACGGAGTGGATGGTAATGATGGTGTGTCTGTCTCCAATGCTCGTATTGATTTTGATGGTTCACTTATCATTACTCTGTCTAGCGGGATTGAACTTAATGTTGGTGAGGTGGTTGCTCCTGATCTTGCTGAACGCATCAAAGTCATTACTAATGGTGGCGGCACTTCTCAGTCTGTACTTGATACTCTAGCCTCATTACAGACCCAGATCACCAACCTGATTCCTAGCCAGACAGGTAACTCAGGTAAGTTCTTAACTACCAATGGAACTGCTCTTTCTTGGTCTTCTGTAGCTGGTGGATTGAGTTATCAAGGCACTTGGAATGCAAATACAAATACACCGACATTGACAAGCAGTGTTGGTGTTAATGGGTACTACTACATCGTTGCTACGGCTGGTTCAACTAATCTTAATGGCATTACTGATTGGCAAATTGGCGATTGGTTGATGTTTAATGGCTCAGTTTGGCAAAAGATTGACCAAAGTAACTTGGTGACTTCAGTTAATGGACAAACTGGTGCGGTATCGGTTGGCACTGTTACTTCTGTTGCGGCTACTGCTGGTACAGGCATCAGCGTTAGTGGTAGTCCAATTACAACTACTGGTACTTTGACTATTACCAACACTGCACCAGATCAAACAGTAGTATTGACTGCTGGTACAGGCATTAATACAAGCGGAACTTATCCTAGCTTTACGATTACCAATTCAGCCCCTGACCAAACTGTTGCCTTGACCCAAGGCGGTACAACAACAATTACTGGCACTTACCCCAACTTCACCATCTCCTCTGCTGACCAGTTCCAAGGGACTGTGACCTCTGTTAGTGGCACTTCTCCAGTTGCATCTAGCGGTGGTGCTACTCCTGCTATTTCATTGGCATCAGGTTATGGAGACACTCAGAATCCTTATGCGTCTAAGACCGCAAACTATGTTTTAGCCGCACCTGATGGGTCTGCTGGCGCACCAACATTCAGGGCTATTGTTGCCGCTGACATTCCTACTCTGAACCAGAATACCACTGGTACTGCAAGCAATGTCACAGGTACTGTTGCAATTGCAAATGGTGGTACAGGTCAGACTACTGCAACAGCGGCATTTGATGCTCTTGCACCTAGCCAAACAAGCAATTCGGGTAAATACCTAACTACCAATGGGACTACAACCAGTTGGGCAACTGTTACTGCTGGTGCAAGTATCAGTAACGACACAAGCACATCAACCAATCTCTACCCACTTTTTGCAAATGCGACATCAGGTGTACCAACTACGATTTATACTGGCAATGCTAAGTTGCTTTATAAGCCTAGCACTGGTGAATTGCAATCAACTGTCATCGTAGCATCTAATGGTATTGTTGTGAACTCACAGACTGTATCTGCTGACTACACAATTGCGGCTGGCAACAATGGAATGAGTGCAGGAACTGTTTCTGTCAATTCTGGCGTAACTGTAACGATTGCAACTGGTTCTGTTTGGACTGTGATTTAAAGGAAAGAAATGTCTCTAGTAGCCATATCAGGTAATGCAAGCGGTACTGGTACGCTGACCATTGCCGCACCTAATACAAACAGCAACTACACGCTAAATCTTCCAGCGGCGGCTGGTACTGTGATGGTGTCAGGAAATATGCCAGCGTTTAGTGCTTATTTGGGGTCAAACCAAACACCATCAAATGCAACATACACAAAGGTGCAAATAAATACTGAAGTATTTGATACGGCATCTTGTTTTGATACATCAACTTATCGTTTCACTCCTAATGTTGCTGGCTATTATCAAATACAAGCCGCCTCTAGAATATCAGGTACTGGCGTATCAACAGATGTTTGGGCAATTTACAAAAACGGAGGCAATGTTGCTGAATTAAATATTGCAACAAGTCCAGCTTCATTTGACAACCGAGTTGTTTCATCGCTAATCAGCATGAATGGCACGACAGATTATGTTGAATTTTATTGCTACATAAATGCGGCATCTGGGCAGACCTTTAATGCTGGAAGTAATGTGACTTGGTTTCAAGGTTTCTTAGTGAGGTTAGCGTGATGCTTTACAACAAAATTAAAACTCTATACCCAGAACTTACAGATCAAGATTTTGTAAGTTTAATTGTTCTTCAAAACGACTCTGATGGCAAAGGCGATTACATAGCTAAGTGGGAACACCCAACATTGCCCTGCCCTACTGAGGAACAATTAGCATGACCATAGCCATATCAGGAACAACTGGAATCACCCTTGATGGGCAGTTTAATTCTGCGTCTTCAATGGGCTTCAAGAACCGCATCATAAATGGCGGGATGGTTTTGGATCAGAGAAATGCGGGGGCAAGCGTTACTCCTGCTTCTTCTGCTTATACATTAGATAGATGGCAAGCAGTTCTAAATGTAGCATCAAAATTTAGTGTGCAACAGAGTTCAACAACTGCCACAGGGTTTTCAAAATCATTAGTAGCAACTTCCACTTCTGCTTATTCTATTGGTGCTTCTGAATATTGTTTACTTCAACAAAGTATTGAAGGATTCAACATTGCTGATTTAGGTTGGGGAACTGCCAATGCTCAAACAGTAACATTATCTTTTCAAGTTCGTAGTTCATTAACTGGAACATTTGGTGGAGTTCTTGCTAATAGTAATTTCTCTCGGTGTTATCCATTTACTTATACTATTTCATCCGCTAACACATTTGAATCTAAAACAGTAACCATTGCTGGTGACACAAGTGGTACTTGGGATTCAACAAACGGCGCTGGAATTCTTGTTAATTTTAGTTTGGGGTCAGGTTCAACAGTAAGCGGAACTGCTGGTGCATGGGCAGGGACTTTATACACTTCAGCCACAGGCGCAACATCAGTCGTCGGAACAAACGGCGCTACGTTCTACATCACAGGCGTTCAGCTAGAAAAAGGCTCAACAGCAACGAGCTTTGATTACAGACCTTATGGGACTGAGTTGGCTTTGTGTGAACGATACTATTGGAAGTCTACTGTGGGAACATACAACGCTATAGGTTCTGGTGTTGTTGTTAACAGTTCGACAGTATCTATTTACATCAAATATCCAACCACAATGAGGTCAGCACCAACTGTATCGTATTCTGGAACTGTTTATGTTTTAAGTGTAAGCAGTATTACTGTTACATCAATATCAGCAAGTTATGCAGGAAATTTTAGTGGTCGATTTGATTTTGTGCCAAGTTCAGCTCCAACAACTGGACAGGGGTCAATATTGTTTACAGAACAAACTGGTACAAATTTTGTTCAAGCAACTGCGGAGCTATAAATGTACAAACTATCACCAACATTCATGGGCAATCAAACCAGCATTATTCGCATAAGCGATGGTGCTTGCATCCCATTTGACCCCGCCAACACCGACTACCAAGCCTACCTAAAGTGGGTAGCAGAGGGCAACGAACCTGAACCCGCAGAGGAACAACAATGACAACTGTAATCAGTGGTACATCTGGGGTTACATTTCCAGCAGGGGGTGTAGGTAATCCCGCTGGCGATGTTGTTGGAACTTCTGACTCACAGACGCTAACCAATAAGATAATTCAAGGTGGTGCTATTACCAGAGGCACTGCTGTTGCATCAACCAGTGGAACATCTATTAGTTTTACTGCTTTACCTTCGTGGGTTAAGAGAATAACAATAATGTTTAGAAGCGTTAGCACTAGCGGAACGGGAAATCCTTTGTTTCAATTAGGAACTGGCTCTACAACTTACACAACTTCAGGATATTTGGGTGCAGGTTCAACTCTTGATGCTTCTACTGTAAGCACAGCGGCTTTTACCGCAGGATTCGGATTAAATATTTCAAGCGCCGCAAATGTAATACATGGTTCAATTGTGATAACAAATATTGACTCAAATATTTGGGTTGCAAGTGGTGTATTTGCAAGATCAGATGCAAATACAACAACAACTGGTGGCTCTATTAGTCTAGGTGCGGCTTTAACTGCTGTACGAGTAACCACATCAAATGGAACGGATACTTTCGATGCTGGCACAGTCAACATAATCTACGAGGGCTAAATCATGGCAGTAACAATTGATGGTTCAGCAAGCGTCACGATCAACTCAGGTGCGGTGCTGGGGATTACCTCTGGCACTGCTGTTGCCTCTACATCAGGTACAAGCATTGACTTTACAGGTTTGCCATCATGGGTAAAGCGCATCACTGTGATGTTCAGTGGTGTATCTGGAAATGGAAGCTCAAGCATTCTTGTTCAGCTTGGTACTGGTTCAACGACATACACAACATCTGGATATACGGCAACAGGGTCATTCACAGATACAGCGACAAACCTTGTTACATCAACTGCGGGATTTCCAATCTTTCAAAATAGTGCTGGATCAGCATTTTCTGGAACAATGACTATTACAAACATAACAGGAAATACTTGGATTGAAAATCATACTGGCGCAAACGCTACAGGAGGATATTCAAATTATGGTGGCGGCACTGTGGCTCTTGGCGCATTGCTTACTGCTGTTCGCATTACAAGGGTCAACGGCACTGATACCTTTGACGCTGGCTCAATCAACATTCTTTATGAAGGATAAACCATGACACACAGAATCGTAGTAAATGTCCAAACAGGTGAAACCTCAATGGTTCAGTACACACCTGAAGAACAAGCCACACATGATGCGGCAGTAGCGGCACAACAAGCTGAAGCGGAAGCTAAAGCACTTGCAGATGCACAGGCTTTGGCTCAAGCAACACAGCAAACGACAACTCAAAGCACAACCCCATGACCCCAGAACTACAAAAGTATTACGAATCCCGCTTTGAGATGATGGGAATGGAAGGTTGGAAAGATTTAACTATAGATATTGACAATATGATAGAGTCACTCAATAATCTAAGCGTTATTCCTGATGAAAAGACCTTGATGTTCAAAAAAGGTGAACTTTCCATCTTGACTTGGCTGAAAACCTTGAAAGAGGTCAGCGAAAGAGCGTATGAGGAATTGAATGAAAAGAATGTTTGATTTTGCCTGTGAAAATGGGCATAAAACTGAAAGACTTGTTGATTATGAGACAACGAGTTTTCGATGTGAGTGCGGAGAAACAGCCAACCGTACTCTATCTGCACCTAACTTCAAGTTAGAAGGGTGGTCTGGT